TCAGGCGCGGCTTGCCGCGAGAGTCTGGGGTTAATTGATATGGCATTGGCAACTACAACGCTCGCTGCTGCGGTCGCAGTCGATGACACGTCTATTGTCGTCGCTTCCGCGACCTCGTTTGATTCTGGACGGCTTGTTCTGGTGGACCAAGAAGTGATGCAGGTCGCCCAAAACTATACGTCTGGTACGACTGTCTCCGTTCTGCGAGGTGTAAACGGGACTGCGACTGTCACCCATGTCATTACGAGCAATGTGACGCATGGGGACGCCGCAGACTTCTCGACACCGGCCTCACAGGAAATCGTCGGCTATCAGGCGTCACGCGCTACGGTGGTGAGCAGCATTACAGCCACCGGGACACTAACCCTGCCAGCCGCCGGAACGGACATGCGGGTCATCCTCAACGGGACTAGCGTGATTGCGCTGACTGTCCCGGTCCCGACAAAGGATATGGATGGCACTGTGTTGATGATCATCGGTAACGGGGTCGCAGCACATACACTCACGTTCACGGGGGGTCTGTCTGGTGCAGGCACTTCTTATGACGTGATCACAACCAACTCAGCCGCTCCGATTGCCATGCAGGCAGTCGCAGCAAATGGTCTGTGGAACTCGTTTGTGGCGACTCCGATGTCGGGGACGGTCACGAACATCACAGGCGGTGTAGCGTAATCATACGTAGGGGGGGGTCACAGAACGTGGCTCCCCTCGATTTTCAATGAGGCATATATGGCGATTGTCCACAATCCCGACACCGACTTCTCGCGAGAGCTTGAGCGATGGAATACCCCGATACGGCAGAACGGGTTTAATGCCAACGGATTCGAGGAGTATCCCCGGATGCTGTTCAAGGCCTTCCAGCGAGATAACGGCAAGGTGATGTGCGGAGACCCCTCGGCCGCAGTGGGCGATGCGATGGGCGAAGCGTTCTCTCGGTCATGCCAGCTCATCGTGAAGAATCATGATGAGTACGACCGCGCCATTGAGCAGGGGTGGGCAGAAGGCCCAGACAAGGCTGTCGAGAAGTTCGAGCTGGAGATGCGATCGGTCGCAGAGGTAACAGCGCAGAGACATTTTGCGGATCAGAGCCTTGGGGATCTCGCTAAAGCAGAGGCCAAGCAGGCTGATGATGCGACCCACGAGCAGGTGCCGGCGGTGCCGGTGACGCCAGTCAGACGTAAGCGTGGTCGGCCGAATAAGTCAGGGGTGTAACGCATGGCGCAAGAGAGCGGTACCTACAATAAGTCGATTGTCATTACGAAGAGTGACACCGTGAATTTTGACGGCAGTACCTACGCAGCAAATGCTGCAACAAAGGCGATTCCCGCTGATGCGATCTTCGTTGGCGGGGCCGGTGTCGTCGTCGCAATCTTTGAGAATGGGAGCCTGGCGCCATTCACGGTACTCGCCGGCACGGTGCTGCCCCTGAAGTGCATCCGGGTAAACAGCACGAGTACGACAGCTACGCTGATGAATGCCTTGTATCAGGTCTAATTATGACCGTTAGCCAACTCATCACGGCCGCCCTACAAGACCTACGTGTACTACAAGTCGGAGAGACGGCGTCGGCTAATGATGCAGCCTATGGCCTGTCTCGACTCAACGATTGGATTGCTGGCCTCGCCACGGAGGGGTTAACGGTCTATAGCCGAGCCAGGACGATCTGGACAATCTCAACGGCGAGTAGTTACACGATCGGCACGGGAGGAGCGATTGACTGCGCGCGACCCACTGGCCCGACAGCGATTGATAACATCGGTTTTCAGGACACCTCGGTCTCTCCGACGATGGAATACAATCTAGGACCGGCGCTGACTGAGGATGCGTGGGCTGGCATTGCACAGAAGGGGTTAACGTCGGTATATCCGCAGGCGGTTTACTACGACCCTACGTATGCCGCCGGTCTCGGTACGATCTACCTCTGGCCTATTCCGACAAGCACCACGCTGCAGGGCGTTATTTATACCCTGGTGCCCGTCAGTGAATTTACCGCGATCAGCGATGATGTGGCACTGCCTCCGGGGTATAGACGCTTTATGCGGACGAACCTCGCGAAAGAACTTGCCAGCGCATTTGACTCTCCGCTCACGCCGGACATCCAGCAAGCGGCTATGGAGAGTAAGGCTGATGTGAAACGTGCAAATGAGCGACTTATGGACCTGTCCAGTGGTGTCGCCGGCCTACTGTTCGGCGGTGGTGGGCCGCACTACAATATCTATTCGGATTCATAATGGCGCAGTATCCTGGCTTCGTGTACGGCTCGAACGAACAGCAGAGCCCGTGGGCTGACTGCGAGCGCACGGTTAACTGGTATCCAGAGCCGACACAGTCATCGGCCTCTCCGCATGTCGCGTCACTCTATCCGTGCCCCGGCCAAGAGGAATACGTCACCGTTGCGGATATCAACGGCAGAGCGTTATTCGCGATGGCTGACCGCTGCTTCGCGGTGATGGGGGAGCATGTCTACAAAGTGCTCGATACGAATGCCGCGTCAATTGTGACCAACGGGACGGTCACGAACGACCCCAACCCCGCGTCCATCGCGAGCAATGGAGATGCTGGAGGGGAGTTGCTGATCGGGTCGGGGACGAATGCGTATCTATTGACCATCGCGACCAATACGCTGTCCGCCTCGATCGGGGCGCTGGCTGGTAAATGCACGATGGTCGGCATGATTGACGGCTATTTTCTCTCGTTCGATAGTGCCGCATCAAAGTTCTATATCTCCGCCCTGAATAACGGCGCGAGTTGGGACGCCACCCAGTATGCCCAGCGCAGTATTGCCCCAGACCCGTGGAAAGCGATGGTCGTGGACGGCAATAACCAGGTCTGGCTCATCGGCGAGCAGACGGGAGAGGTGTGGTATGACGCGGGCACGAGTCCATTCCCGTTCCAGCCTGTCCCTGGGAGTGTGTTCAGTTACGGCACCTGCGCGCCATATTCCGTAAAACTGGCAACAGACAGGATGATCTGGTTGTCTCAGACGGCCGAAGGGGCGGGCGTTGTTGTCGCCGCTGCCGGCCTGGTCCCTGCGCGTATCAGCTCGTATGCTGTCGAGACGGCCATCGCGGGCTATGCCAGGACGAGCAAGATTACTGATGCGGAAGCTGTGGTCTATAGCGAGCAGGGGCACACGTTTTACTGTCTCACGTTCCCGGCGGCGAATGCGACCTGGGTGTTCGACCTCTCGACGGGGCTCTGGCACGAACGCGGTGTCTGGGATATCTCGGCTGGTGAGTACGACTTCTGGGGACCACGCAGTCACTGCTATGCGTTCGGGAAACACCTGGTGGCGAATCGCGAGACGGGAATGATCTGTTCGATGGACACGGCGCATACTACGGAATGCAACGGTGATCTCATACGCCGATTACGTGTGCCGCCGCCGCTGTGGTTGAGCGAGAGTGCCCGGCGCATGTTCGTCTCTCGACTGGAGTTACTGCTGGAGCCGGGGCTCGGGACGTCGTCAGGGCAGGGCGTCGACCCACAGGTCATGATGCGGACGAGCGCGGACCTAAAGACGTGGAGTAATACCCAGTTGGCCTCGGCTGGCACGCAGGGGTCATTCGGGACGCGGGTCTATTGGACGAGACTCGCGAGTTCCGATCGCGCGTGGGTGCCAGAGATCGTCGTATCAGACCCGATTCCGTGGCGCATCGTCGGGGCAGATATCGAGGGTCGCAACTTACAGGGACTCAGGGCTGATGGATGATTACCATAGCGCCTACGCCGGAGATCGTCGTGCAGCCGACGGTGGCGTCGAACCGGATCTCCGGTCGCGTGACTCAGGCGATGCGGTACTGGCTGCTCTCGGTAGTGGACCGCGTCAACGCAGGACCGCAGATTATGGCGACCGTCTCGGCGTCGACGCAGGGAGCCTCGATCAGCGCGACCAGTTTCCCCATCCTCTCGGTGTCGCCGGGTCTGTATCGTCTCTCGATGTCAGCGCGCATCTCACGGGCGGCCACGACAAGCTCGTCCTTGACCGTGACGTTCGGCTGGACCGACGATACCGTGAGCTGCACGACCAGCAGCGCGGCCATGACGGGGAACACGACAGCGACCGTGGGGAGCCTGACGACACTAGTGAGAGTCGACGACGGGAGCACGATCACGTATGCGACTTCGTTTGCTTCGAGCGGGGGGACCACGATGCAGTACTCCCTAGACCTGAGCTGCGAGCAGATCGCATGATCAGACCGGCCACCATGCAAGATGTGCCCGCTTTGGTGGCGATGGGACAGCAATTCGCACAGACAGAGATGTATCGGGATGTCCTGCGTGAAAACCCCGAGCAGATGGCAATCCTTGCGGGTAATCTGATTGACCATGAGAATGGCGCGATTCTGGTCCTTGAGCGCGGCGGTACCCTGGTGGGCATGATCGGGATACTTTGCACGGTCCATTTCCTGTCTGGGGAATTGTGCGCCGGGGAGGTCTTCTGGTGGGTGACGCCTGGGCATCGTGGTGATGGCGTGCGACTCCTCAAGGCGGCGGAATCGTGGGCCATGGTGCGCGGGGCCAAGACACTCCAGATG